TTCTTCCGAAACATCTAAGGCAAGAGAACTTGTATGCCACCACCCGATCATGCCGATACGTCGACTAAAAAACATTGAAACAGGTGAAGAACAGATCACAGTGGCTTTTAAAAGGGATGGATATTGGACAGAAATAACTGTTCCAAAAATTGACATTGTGACTTCCAGAGCAATAACTAATCTTGCAAGGTTCGGGGTGCAGGTCAATTCAGAGAACGCAAGGCTCCTTGTAAAGTATCTGGCAGATGTTGAAATGTACAATGCCGATATGATCGACATACAGCACTCCACAAGCAAGTTAGGGTGGCATGGCAATGTATTTGTGCCTTACGACCTTTCAATCGTTTTTGACGGGGAATACCGCTTTAAAACACTATTTCAGAGTATACAGGAAAGTGGAGATTACTTCAAGTGGGTGACTCTAGCTAAACAGCTGCGGTCATGCGGACGATTAGAGCCACGAATAGCACTGGCGGCATCTTTTGCAAGTGCTCTTATACAGCCGCTTGATGTGCTACCGTTCATCGTGGACTTCTACGGACAGACAGGCGGTGGAAAGACAGTGACAATCAATATAGCTGCTTCTGTTTGGGGAAATCCTGCGCCGGGAGCTTACGTTGGAAACTTTCGATCAACAGATACATCGTTAGAGACAAGGGCGGACATGCTCAATAACTTCCCGATGATTCTGGATGATTCAAAGAATGCTTCTCAGTATATCCGGGATAACTACGAAACATTGATTTACAATCTCTGTTCCGGCAAGGGGAAAGGAAGATCAAATAAGGACCTCGGAGCAGCTAAGGAGAATACATGGAGCAATGTGACCATTTGCAATGGTGAGAACCCTATTTCGGAATTTGCAGATTCTGGCGGAGCAATTAACAGAATCATTGAAATTGAATGTTGTGAGGATATTTACGAGAATCCAGCAGATATTAACGGCATTGTCGTGAAGAACTATGGTTTTGCCGGAAGAGTGTTTGTTGGAAATCTCAAGCAGTTCACGCCGGATCAGTTAAAAGAAATGAAATCTGAGATTGAAAAAGGGTTTGATGGTTTTGATTTTCCGGCAAAGCAAATCATGGCAATATCTACGCTTCTGCTGGCTGACAAATTAGCTACAGATTTCATATTTAAGGATGGACGTGAGCTGACGGTCGAGGACGTTGTGGACATACCTACACGTAAAAAAGACGTATCTGAGGGACAGAGGTGTTATGAATTCATTCTTGAAAGTCTTTCCGTGTACGGGCAGCACTTTGATGCTCAATTCAGTTGCGATCAATGGGGATTCAAGGAAACGCCAGATGAGTATGGAGATGTATATATATACTTCTATCCAAAGCCCCTTGAAAACCTTTTGAAGAGCAATGGATTCTCCAGAAAAGCCTTCTCAGCCTGGGCGATTAATCGAGAATTAATCAAACACACAGGAAAAAGAGATACGATATTAAAAAGAGACGGGGGAAGCGTGATGAGGCTTATTGCAGTAAAAATCGTTGATATAAAAAGTCTCGAAAATGAACAAGAAAATGAGGTTATTGAAACTGGTTTTCTGCCAACTAATGCCGAAACAAATGTTCCGTTTTCATAATTTGTAACCATGTAACCGTTGTAACACGAAAAAAAACGTCCTATAGGAGAAAGTTTGAGAGTGTATAAAAAACATATGCTCTAGTGATTCTCCTATACAAAAACCTTGGTTACATTGGTTACACGGTTACATACCTCTGAAACCCGCATAAAATAAGGGTTTTTGGCGTAACCAATAGGTTGAAAAAGTCGGTTACACATGGGTTACAAAATTAAAAAGTATATACAATTAGATTTATTATAACAAAATTAATTGAATATTGCAAAAATATTTAGTTGACATAATTATTATAAGGAGTGGTTACAAAATGAAAAAAGACGATCTCAATAAAAAGCAGAGATATGCATTAGACACGATGCTGTCTGGTAGTAATGTTTTTCTGACAGGTGATGCAGGAACAGGCAAGACAACGGTTATTCAGACATTCATTGATGAGGCGGAAAAAGCTGGTAAAAGTGTTCTGGTATCTGCTACTACTGGAATAGCTGCGGACAATATCGGATACGGGGCGACTACCGTACATCGTGCATTGAATATCTCAATCAAATTTGAGGATTACAAGAAAAAAGTGAAATCCAGAGCTGAACTGTTGAAGGAAGCGGATATTCTTATTATTGACGAGATCAGCATGTGCCGGTTCGACCTGTTTAATATGATTGCGAAGACGATCATTACAGAAAATGAAGAGAGAGCGGTTGATAGACTTTTGAGCGGAGAGGATAAAGAAGACGTTCAACTGATCGTAATTGGGGATTTTTACCAGCTTCCACCGGTTATCACAACAGATAACCGTAAAATTCTCTGCCGGATGTATGGATCTGATTATGGAAAGGGCGGAAAGTACGAACACGGATATGCTTTCATGTCTGAATACTGGAAAGAAATGGGGTTTGAATACATCAAACTTGATGAGATATGCAGACAGAATGATGAGGGATTTAAATATGTTTTGAACGATATCAAATATGGCAACAATATTAGAAAATCCATTGCATATCTGGAAAATAACGAATCAGACAAGGTTATACCAGAAGCACCGTTTCTGGTCGGAACAAATGCTGAAGCTGATCGGATTAATAATACTTTTCTCGGAAAACTGGATAAAAAGACCGAAAAAGTGTTTCATGCAGCAGTTGACGGAGAATTAACGTCTGCTGATATTAAGAACATTGCATTTGCCAGAGAGGACTTAATTCTTAACATCGGTGCAAAAGTGATGATTACAGTCAATGATCTGTCTGGAAACTACGTCAATGGAACGATTGGCATCATTCAGAAAATTGTGGATAACGGAGAATTTGAAGAATCCTATCTGGTTATCAAGACTGATAAGGGTAAAACAGTTAACTTGTACAGATACAGTAAAGACATTGAGAAACAGGTTATTGAGGAAACTGAACAGGAAAAAGATGGACAGAAGATCGTAAAAGAAAAGATAGTCCGTAAGAAAGCTGGTTCTTTCTCTCAGTTCCCGGTAAAACTTGCCTGGGCGATCAGTATTCATAAATCACAGGGACAGACATTTGAAAAAATCAACATTGATCCTTGCTGTTGGGATCCAGGACAGTTCTATGTAGCTGTTTCCCGGGCGAAATCCGCTAATGGCATACATTTTATCAGACCGATAAAACAGAGCTATATAAAGGCGTTTAGCAAGGATAATGAGCGACTTCTTGAACAGAGTTTTGAGGTAGAAGAAGGTGTATAAGTATGAGAGTGACGCATGAGCAGATACCGAACACCATAAAGTTTTTACAAATCGACTTTCCGGCACTGGTCCTTCAAACTGCCGGAATAGAAGAAAGGGACGAATACTGGCAGCAGGTAATTGAGCAGATACACGTTGTATCAGACAAATATAATAAAAACGGCTTTGTGGATCACATGCTTACAGCCTATGCGGATTATCTGGACAAGATGCATAAGAAAGCTAAAAATCTGAACAAGGAGAAAACCAATGAACAAAATGAAGGAGTATGAGCGAGGGAGAGAGGATGGCCTTGACCTGGCGCTCAGAATTGTTAGAGATGGTGGCGTAGAAGCGCTGGAGAGGGAAATAAAATTCCGGGGCATTACAGGAGTACATACCTCTTTAGCCAGTAAAAACCTGGATAAAGCTGCACAGAAGATCAAAGAAATGACACTTGATACATTTACAATCTTTGAGATTCCGCATTAACGATTACGTGAGGTGTTATTGATGGGAAAATACAATACAGAGCGCAAACACAAAGAGGGACAGGAGATGTATAAAGCAGTATATCATTTTATCTTGAAATATTACCGTAAACACCACTACATGCCGTCTACAAGAAATATTGCAGATGGATTAGACATTTCAATGGCTACTGCCAGAAAACACTTTAATTTGCTCTTAGACAATGGATTGCTTGTTAGTGAAGATCCGACAGAACAGAGGGCGTATAGATTGAGTTATTCAAAGGTAGAGACCGATTAATCATGTACCAACTGCACAATAGCGTGTCAGTTGCTCACGTGGGGAAAGGGAATAAGAAAAATGAGAGATAAAGAACGCATTTTGATGATTATTATTTCAAGGATCATACCGGGACTGACTTCTTGTACGGCAAAGAAAGAAGATTATATTCGACCGTTTATATTTAACACGCATGAATTAAAAGCCGGTGATCTAGTTATGACGAATACTACTATTTTCCCGAATGA